CACAATAACATGCAGCCTTATCAGACTGTTTATATCTTTAAGCGGACCGCCTGAAAATATATACTACTTGGTATGGCTGCATGACGTTAAACGGCTGGCCTCCTCCGGTTTTCTCTACAAGGTCAGGCCATCGATTTGTGTTTTTAGCACTTCTATCTACTGAATCATGTACAATGCCAGGCTGATTGTGTGCTCCGTTATTTCCATCGGACGAGTTCCAATCGTCATTGTAAAAGTGTATTGCATGGCCATGAGGCACCAACTCATCAACGGAGAGTTGATGCTTCTCTTCACCGCCTTTGTCGTCGGCCTTGTAGACTGTCCCGCTATCGGCAGTACCTGCACCGATAAGGACTCGTCCCGCTGCCGTCTGCTCCCAAGTCGTATCACTCATATATGGCAGATAGTTTGCTGGGTTATCAGCTTTATCAGAGTATATATAGCTGCCTACCGGGTACTGTGCATGCATGTTATCTGACAGTGTTTTAGTAACGGCTGATACAGCTTCCTTTATAGCCGCCAACACGTAAGATTTATTTACAAGTTCAATGTCAGTCTTTGGCGTCCCATCATAGGATATAGGTCCTGTAATTGCACCGCCAATCTTATCCAGTTTCTTGCTTGAGGCTGTAGTGATTTTGTCATCTGTAGCACTTTCCGGATCATACACACTCCACTTAACGGTGCCATCTGTTACCGTGCCATCTGTCCACTTCGGCTCTTCTTCTGACGATGTGCCAGCAGTTGTACATTTGGCTATATGCCCTGTTGGCATCCCCGGAGCTCTTACTATCTGTCCCACAGTGTAATCAGTAGATGGCTGCCAAAGCAGACAGTCCGCGAGTGCCTTTAAAATATTGTTCTGATTATTACAGTATCTATAAAAGTCAGCTACTGTAGTATAGTTAGACTCTGACCTTTTATGGTTATAATCCTTAAATTCAAAGCATTTACTTATCATAAGTTTTCTCCTTTTTGATTCTCTGAGAGTGAAAACGGACCGCACGATCATTCTGCAAACTGTTCAACCAACGGCGCGCACACACATTCCCTCATGTTCTCATGGCAATCGGAAGCGGGTTCGAGTAAAGCACCGGTTTACCTGCAAGATACTGGCGATGGCTCTGGTAGTGCAGGCCGAAGCTCAAACGGCGTTTCTGTTGAAGGTAATCACAATCATACCATCACTATTGCCTCATCTGGTGAAGGGAGACCGCATAACAACATGCAGCCTTACGAAACCGTATATCGTTGGAAACGCACTGCGTAATGGCTGAGAGTGAAAACGGCCCACATCAACACGATGCTACTTGTAGCAAATCCGGATTACATCACCACGTAGTATATGGATCTGATGACCACAATAGTGGTGGTGAAAGTATTGATACACAGGGCAATGGTAAGGGGCAGCCTGAAATTTCTTATAAGTCATCAGATGCTGGCTTGCATGGTCATACGATAACAATCGGGGTGTCTGGTAAGGGTACACCCCACAATAATATGCAACCGTATCAAGTCGTCTACAGGTGGGTAAGAGTTGCTTAGGCAGTCCTCTTCCACCTGTATACAGTTTCGAATGGTTGCATGTTACTGTGAGACTGACCACCGCCGAACGAGCCTGAAACAGTGACGCTATGCGCGTGGTCTCCTGCCCAGCTGGTAGTAAATGTGCCCGTGTCGCCGTCTCTAGACGATGCAACTCCAGAGCCATCATGTGAATTATTTGACTTAATTGTGAGATTGTGGCTATGTCCGCCTGCACTGTTTGTAGTGCCGGTTAATGTAACTTTTACGTTAGGCAACTCACTCTCAGTGAGTTGGTGTTTTTCTTCGCCGCCTTTGTCTCCGGCGTTATACACAGTCCCCGTACTTGCTGTGCCTGCAGATACCAGGACGCGCCCCGGGTCCATCGCTTCCCACGTACCTCCGAACAGGTCAGCAGGTGACTGGTCAGAAGTTGATTCGTAAATCGACCCCACCGGATGAGCATCCAGTTTAGCCTGCTTATAAATATCTTTGAGCAACTGTGCCATTACTGCTGGTGTGATGGCCTTATACTTATTAGTTCCTGCTGCTACATCGTCTGCTGTCGCCGTTTCTGTGGTTTTGGCTACTATCAGATAGTTAACCGTTCCATCTGTCACTGTGTCCCCAACAGCTCCCCATGTAGGTTCCGTAATGCCGGATGTTCCCGGTGTAGTAACCTTAGCTACCGTGTTGGGGGTCATAGATGGGCTTTCCACCACTTGATTTGTCAGATAATCTTTCTGTGGTTGCCAGAGATGTCCAGCATCCAGAAGGTTCTGAAAAGTAGAATCCCATGATTTAACCATTTCCTGATACTGCTGCTGAGTTGTAGGAGAGGCGCTTCCTTCGTAGTTTAGCATCCCATCAGTACTTATATATTTGCTTATCGACATTTATAAAAGCTCCTTTCTGTAACCCTGCCATGTTATATCTGCAGTCCCTGAAACTGCTTTCCCTGTGCTGTCTAACAGTTGAACGACACATGGTGTTCTTGAAATGAATTTCACCATCGTAGCGGTGGAATTTGTCACGCTATCCAGCCTTACCGCGGTAGTGTGATAATCTGCTATCCCGATAGGTAACGTTATTCCATCAACAGGGATGAAAATATCTTCAAAATGTTTGAATAGATCTGGTACATCTACATAAGCATCCATGGATTTAATAATGGTTTGGGCATTCCGTCCATTAGAAGAGTCAATATTAACTTCCAGCATATCGCCTGCCTTAACATTTACCCGGTCACTATAAGGAATCCACATTGAGGCTTCATTATTCCACTGACCTGCCCCCATATCATCTGGCCAGAATCCATTGTTATCTTCTGTATCATTCCATACGGAAGTATTCAACGCTTTGCGGTAGCTGATTAAAGCGGGCCCATCCAGCTTTACGTTAAGCCAGAACTGTCCCGATACCGGAGCGGTAAATCCCGCTTTTGCATTCATCTGTTTAAACGAAGATTTCCATTGTAAACGTCCATCTGAAATCCATTTATAATCGTTAGCATCACTCCACATATTGGTGGTATTTACAGGGTGTATGTTTCCATCATGAAGAACTGTGCCAGTATGATTTAACCCACTCCAGCCATTTTCCTTAAAGTCTTTGTGCCATATCACGTTTTCCTGTATTAAATCGCCTACATCAAGCAAAGCATAGGCGAAATTCTTAGATTCATTCCCTCCGTTGTCTACAGCTTTTATCATAATGGCATGACTTCCCTGACGGATGGCCTGTGTTTCATACGGCTGCTGAGTTACTAACCCGTCTTGTACCGGTATACCGGTTCCCCAGTTCAACTCCTTCCCCTGCGTATATTTAAGTCTAAAACCAGATATGTCATTTGGATAAGGATAGGTGAAATCCCACCAGAAACGGCGAATTCCGCTGGAGAGCTGTTCCGTGGAGATACTGACTATGTCCGGTGGTGGATTATCTTTCCCATCCGTAAGAATGTAATTGGTTACCTTGCTTGATTCTCTGCCGATATCATTAGTGGAATAAATCCGAACGCCATATGTACAAAGAGACAGGCCCTTAAACGTATAACTAGATTCTCCCAGCTTGAATTCCGTTTCATACGACCATGTATTCCCGCCATCGGCAGAAACTTCCATTTTTACCCGTGCATACTGGCGCGGGTTAACCCATGCGCAGTGAATAAGATTGGTTAATGTGCCGTCAGCTTCCACGTAGCTTTCTGTTGTTAGCACTAAATTCTTTGGAGTAGGCACGTCACTATCGTATTCTTCTATGGTAGGTAAAACATCTCCATCGCTGTCATATAGTTCGTCATAATACTCTACCGCTGTGATTGTGCGAGTTTGCTCCTGCATGCCCTTATCTATGGTTAGTACCTTAAATTTTCTAGCCTTATTCCCAGTCTTACCAAGGGCATACACTGCGCCTGCGCTAGCTCCATTAGTACTCTCCACAGTGACTTTAGTTCCATCAGTGGCCGTTACCGCAGTTGTATAGATTTTGTCGGTAGCGTTGTCACGAATAAGTATGGTTGTATACTCTGCATCAGGTACCTGATCCAGAGTCAGCACCGTACCTTCTACGGCCTTAATCCGGCCACCGAGCCCCCAACTGACGGCATCCGTCTGCACAAGGATAACATCCCCGATAGAGCAGGCGATAGCGTCTACATAGGCTTCAAAGGAAACCGTGCGGATCTCATATTTATTCGAACGAAGATAGTACTTCCCATACTTATAAGCCTGCTGTGCACTGGTACATCCCATGAGCTCAATCTGCGTTGGTTGCTGAGTCGTTTCATCATCGTCATAGGAATCCCCATAAACTGTAAGCACATCACGTTCATAGTTCTTATCCTTATTGATGAACGAAATTTCAATAGCATTGGCCCGGCTATCCGTGGATTGATATTCCGTGGAAAGGCTGTCTTTCTTGACATTGGCAACGGTAAAAAGCTGTACAGGCTCGCTGGCGTAGTCATAGACGCAAGTGAATTTTGTGCCGGCTACCATGACAGCACCATGCCCCACACGGCATGGATATTCCAAGGCGTCCCATAGCGTCATAGCGGCATCATACAGATAATTGAACTCAATCTTTGCCTTATTACAGGCATCCGCCCACGCTTTAAATGCGTAATAATCCATATTATCTTTAGAAACGCCATCCACTACGTAAGACGTGCCTCCGGACACGGTATCCACTTTTGTACATCTATGCACCAGATCATAAGCCGACCAGGCCGGATTGTTTGCCGGTTGTTCCTCGTAAGACGCAGTTAATGGGTTCCATACCTGTACCTTGTTCCTTACCACTTCGCAGGTCATCTGTGGGTCATTTCCAGACAACTGGTCAGTTGCCAAAGCTCTTATGCCAAGCAGAGCCTTACCAGGATGAATGAAGTCATCATAAATAACCTGTGTAACCGCAGACCACTGTACTTTGTTCACGTAACGGATGGATGTACCATCTTTAGACACACAACGCATCCGTACCTCGTACTGTGCCGGTGTAAGGTCATAGAAGCCATAGGTACGGTAAAAGGCATTATTCTGGTTATACCGGATAATGCCTTCATCTCGTACTGTTGTTGTTTGTCTGTACCAGTCAGTCCAACTAATGGTTTTACCATTGTTAGACGCGCGTCTCCACTGTTTACGTAATGATTTTTCACTACCGTTATCCTGATTTTCATTAGGAATGGGCAGGTCATACCAAGTATCCGTGCCTACCTTTCTGATTTGAGCCGCAATACGAACGCTGGTGGCATCAGTCCCGCCTTTGTCATTGTTATAGTACAGACCGGCAGGAAAGGCTATTGTCAATTCCACCGCCTGCGCCATATTTCCATCCAGCTTCACTGTATACCATCCACGCTCTGGTTTCAGCTCATAAGCCAGCGGAGTATCAGAGTAAGAATCGTTGAAATTAGAAATTACAGTCTGCGTGTTTGTACCGTATCTTTTTTCTACCTGCACATCGCTGTAGTTCGTTATCGGGTTGTCATTTAACTGTATATTTTCAATCGCATCAACAGGCCCTTCTGCCAGACAGTACAGAATATTCAGATACTGCTTCTGCCCGTTGGAGATAACATGCCTCTGAAGCATAACCCCTGCAGTTTTCATCCTCCCGTATAGCAATGGCAGCGGATAGCCCTGCGATGTAATAGACTGAGGTTCTCCCCATCCGTATGTATTGGATTGTTCTGTGTTTGACTTGTCTACCTTGGGCTTTGGTGTCAATTTCGACATAATCCCATTACCAATGTAGGATAAAGCCATGGTTATCCCCAGCCTTGCCCATACAGACATGGTAGACGCACCAATGATACCCGCCCCCACACCGGCAGACAGTACGGTAATTCCGATAGCGGCAACCCAACCGAACACCTTTTTGAAAGAGCCCCCCGCCACATAGGGCATTACGACGACTTCCTGTCCATCAAAGGGAACAGTATCCGCAGTACACGGAATACCATCGATGGCATACACTTTTTCTCCTACTTCTTTGTGATAATCACTAACCTTTTTACCACATTCAAAAGGGACAAAATAATCGCGTCTCTGCCTGCGGTCAAATGGATTATCTACAATTATTACATGAATCATATATACATTCCCTTCAGCCTTGGCAAATATCGTGAAAATTTTTCAATGCACGCACCAGTACCTATCTTAGAGTGGAATATTTTATTTTCACCAAGATAAATTCCCACGTGGTCAATTGCATCAGAATGCAGAGCATATGCGCAGATGCATCCTTCCACTGGCTCATTGATTCTACGCAATGGCTCCTGCCCTTCCATATACGCCTTATCCCCCTTAATGACTATATCTGGATAGTCTGGAAGAATCCGACCGTTAGCTTTATAAACTTCACGCACCAACTGCCAGCACTTCATGGTCTCAAACGGAGTCCCCAGTAGTTCAGTTACGCCGCGCATATAATCCCCCCTGCGGGATAGTCGGTTCCCCGCCAAACCGTACAGAATTCCCGAGTTTCTTACAGCAATTTCTTGTTTTATCACAAGTATTTACTACACCGGAATACCCACATCGTGCCCCCTTAAATTTGAACGGGCACCAGTCTTTTAATATTCGAGTAGCCGGTACTCTTTTGCGCAACGAAAAACCAGCACCAAGTTTAATATCCACCTTAGTGCTGGTACATGTAGAGCCGGTAATCACGAAATGTTCTTCATCACACAATTCATCCGGAACATTGGTATTAATTACCATGAGGGTTACCTTAGCCCCTCCGGCCCCATTATGCTTGTCAAGAATCTGCTGGATTGTTCCGGTGATATTTGACACGGAAAGGGTTACATCGGGCAACTCATCACTGGAGCGTTTCACTCCGGAAATTTCAAACGCATACTTATAATACGTATTTCCCTTGAATACAATATCCTCTGTGTTATATACAAGCCTTATCGGGTCTTCATCCTTATACTGAATCTCCAGAAGAAGCAAATAAACGCCATCTGTGCAGGTCTTATTCTTTTCAATAATTGACGCTGTAGAAATGTCCATTAGACCGCCTCCTCTATAGCTACTGAAACCGTATATAAGCCGGGGTTAGCCAGACTGAATGATAAATCCCCGGCAAAACGCATGTTGTACTTTTTCCCCGCTAACGGGTCATTAGGTTCATCAGGGTAAGTCCACGTAAATGGCAACGCACACCCTTTACAAGTGCTCACATAGAAATCATACAGAGTGGAAAATTCAGAGGCCCTAAGGGCTGTCCACTGTAGGGTAAATGTAACCGGAGTTTTAGTAAATCTTGGCCTGGTATTCACTGTTATATTGTCCATTTCCATCTTTAGCGTATGATCCTTGTACGTACCGTCCAGAGGATATACCGGATTTGAAATGGAAGGGAAAACCCTATCAGACACTTGCGATGGCATCTCTCAATCCTCCTTCGTTAGTTCCTACAGCATTCGTTACCGTACTCAGGATTATTCTGGTAAGCCATTTACCATTGCTATACTCATTAGTCTGCTGAGCCTTCATTTCATTACCTGTATTATTTTCTACGACTACCTGCACAGTGGGAGCCGCATTACCTCCCATATTTACGCTGGGAAGTATAGTGCCGCTTCTGTTTGGCACAAACAGTTCCGGCTGATTTTCTCCGACAATATAAGCGTGTCCTGCCCGTACTGGTCCTCCGTTTGCTCTGTGCCCGATAACCGACGCCAGGGCTCCAGTGACGTTACTTATAACATTTCCTGCGGAGTTTCCATTCCCACCCCCTCCGCCCCTGTTAAAGAGACTGGTCAGCGCCTGCTTAGCCATAAAATTGGCAATTTCCTTCAGCATGTTTTTTAACATAGCCTTAAAGCTATCACCTATATTTTTAAAATCTCCGGTCAAAACGTCAGTAAATACGTTGGTAAACCCATCTACCATATCATCAATAATAGCGTCTGCGGTTTCCTGCATCTGCTTAGCCACAGACCCCCACTTAGCCTTTATGCTTTCGATGGCGTTCTGCCAGGCTTCACTCCAAGACTGCGCTTCTCCACGGTTTTTCTGTGCTAGTGTTTTCTGAGCTTCTGCAATCTTTGCAGAAGCCCACTGCTCGACAGCGACCCTGGCTTCTGCACTGTCACTGGTTATGGCTATCTTCTTAAGCTCGGTTTCCTTCTGTCGGTTAATCTTAGCCACAGCTATTTCATATTCAACCTGAGCTTCTGCTTTGGCGTCGTCAGCCACACTGGCTAACGTTTTTCTAGTATCCAGAGCAAGATCTTCATTGGCTTCTTTCCACGCCTTAGTAACCTTAGCCTTTACCAGCTTTTCGTACTCATCCAGCTTATTTTTCAGCGAAGTTGTGTCAATTCCTGCACTGGTGGCTTTGGTAATATCATCCTTTATCTTGTTCACTTCAGATGCAAGCTTGGACATCCCCTTTTCATAGGTAGTTCCAGTTTCATCCATAATCTTGTCAGATAAGGAAGATAAATCATTCGCAATAGCCTTGGTCAATTCATCTACTTTGCGTTTTGCTTCTTCCGCGGCCTTTTCGGCGCTTGAGGCTCCGCCAGATGACTTGCCTCTTCCAGACGAGCCGCGTTTACCGCTTCCGCCACCCCCGCCTCCTCCGCCTAATGACGAAGCACTGGTTCTTCTAGAAGGAGTGTATGTACTATTACTGCCAAGACTAGCCGGCTTGTATGAAATGGTCGGAGCACTGGATGCAGTAATCTTTATTGGATTAGCCAGAGCCTGTGCAGTCTTTGAATTCTTAATGTAATCCAGGCCAACGTCTATAGCTTTTCCGGCAGCGGATGCCACGGCACGAATGCCTTTCCCGACCACCCCCAGAGAATCCAAACATTTATTAACAAAATCCTTAATGGCGTTATATGCCGCAGACAGCCATGCATGAACCGTGGCAACGGCGCCATTTCCCCAACTGGCGAGACCTTTAAGGAAAGCGCCAAAGAATCCATTGAATGTGGAAATTATCCACTGTTCAAAGGAAGAAACCGCCTTATAAATCCACGAGATTATGCCACCAACAATAGAGGAAATATCAGAAGCTACCGACCATACAATATTTTCCAGATTTAATATGTAACTGATGATGGTATCAATAGCATTTAACAGCGGAGAAAAATCAGAATCAGAAGCTCCGCCAAGATAAGAAAACAAGTTAGCAAAGGTTTCCTTTACATGCTCCGCAATCTGGTCCATACCAGAAAATGTCTGCTCGACGGTATCGTAAATATGGCGAAAAGCATCTGCAAAATTATCTGGAATAATGCCATCAAATACATCTTTCCACCCTTTTGAGGTGACATTGTCCGTCATTTGGTCAAACAAGTCCTTTATTTTGGATAGCTTATCCTCGACACTATTAAAAATCCCCTCCCCCATAGACCCAAGCATAATGCTGACATCATCACTCATTGATGACATCATTCCGTTAAAGGTCTGGGACATTTTGTCCATCATGTCAGGGAATCGTTCATTCATCCCATCGGTTAAGGCTTTGATGGCTGTATCTGCATCAATCCCCTGCCGGCCAATATCCGCCAGCTGATCGGCAGTCAGCTTCAGATTCTTAGCAAGGATTTCCTTAACAGGTACGCCCAGCTGAGACAGCTGCATAACGTCCTGCCCCATCAGCTTGCCGGTGGCTTTAATCTGGCCAAGCACAAAAGTGATTTCCTTGAGCCCCTCAGCCCCTTTGCCAAGACCTGCAGAGGCGTTCCCTACTGCAGTCAGAGTAGGAATGATGTTCTGTGCTTCAAAGCCAAAAGCCTTAAGCTGCTGCGCGGCCGGAGCGAGGTCCTTGAATTCAAACGGGGTCTTGGCGGCCATAGTTCGCAGTTCCACCATAATACTTTTGGCTGATTCTGCACTTCCCATCATCGATGTAAATGCTGTTTCCGTATCCTCCATGGAGGCATTATACGTGATAAATGCGGAAGTAAGACCACTTACTGCACCGCTTATACCATCAAGCGCCACAACCGCAGCGCCTCCGACCGCGGCAATCCCTCCAAGAGAAGAAAGTATAGAAGAGAATCCTCCTCCGGCTGTATTACCGATGCTGTTGAGCTTTTCCGTTATAGAATCCAGCACGCCCTGTGTGTCGTCTTCTGCCTTAACGTGAACCGTTGCCTGCTTGCGGTCTAATGACTTCACTTTATTCTGCACATTGGTTAATTTGGCACTCGCACGGTCATCTGCCTGAATTTCTACATATATATTTTTGTTTTTGCTCATGAATTCACCTTCTCTCTTAAAACCTTCTCAAGAATGCTTAGTTTCCGCAAAATCCCCGGGGTTATGGTTATTCCCAGGCATTCGGCTATATGAAAGACTGCGTTGTAGTCTATTCCTATAATTCCAGAAAACGAGGTACGGAGCTGCGTACTGGAATAAGTCCACAGCTCCCACACTTCGTCATTCTCTGCGGAAAGTTCCGGGCAGCGGTATTCGCAGCCTTTACACGGAGCCGGCTTCCCTTCTTTCGCAAAGCATTTTCTGCACTGCTCACAATAAGAAGGCCGCTTGCTTAGCGTCCAGCGGTAGACGTCCTCTAGTTTTTTTCGGCTTCACCGCTTCCATAGGTAGCAACCAGTGTTTCATTACCCAACTGGATAACATCCTTGTATGGCATGTCGTCCAGCTTATCCTTCAGCTCCGGATAGACAAGCTCAACAATGTATTCCAGCGCATCCTGCACCAGTCCTTCATAATTGCCTTTCACAGTATCTTTATTGATACGTGTTAAATCATAACCCGCTTTTCTTAACGTCTTCAGCTGGCCATAAGTCAGCGCTCTTGCCTTAATATCCATCAGTAAGCCTCCACATCATTAACCAATGTTACCTGTACCAGTGATTTTCCGGAATCGCTTCCCCAGAATGCTCTGAATGGTATTTCAACCTCTACGCCAGACGGCCCTGAAATGCTGGCGTCATGCGGTTCAATCTGGATTTCCGGGAAATTGAACGCCAGAGAATGTTTGTCGTCCATCTTAAAGCCGATTTCAAGACTGGTCTTGGTTCCTGCATCCGCCAGACTCATAAGCGATGTATCGGTGAACATTGCGGTAATGGTACCGGTAGCCTGCATAAGACCTTCCGGAATATCTCCGCGAACTCCGCCACCACCTACAACATACTGAGAGTCATCAAGGCTTCCATCCAGCTTAAAGGTAACTGATTTAACAATCTTAGATTCTGTTCCGCCCAGTTTCACATAAGCATGATTCTGTGAAATGGGTAAATACTTGGCGGTAACTGCCGCACTATTGTATTCCGCATCCGCTACCGTTCTATCTGCGCCAAGCACAGAAAGGGTAACCTGCATTTCTGCATCATCACCAAATTTCCACTCTGCCGTATTGATTTTACATCCGGTATAGATCATGTATTTAGAAGCATCTGGGAACCCCTTCTGGATAACCATAGACGGCTGATATTCAGGGACGGCAAACTTATGGGTATAAATCCCTTCTCCTGTTGTAGTCTGCGGTGCGCCAAACTGCCCCTTAAGCCAGTACCCGATGGCTTCATAGTCAGCCGGAATAACAATATCCCCGGACACAGCCACTCTGCCAAGAGCCGGCTGGAGTGCATTTCTTGTACCGGAAATCACGTCCGACTCAATCAATGTCTGGTCCTTTTTAAGCTCGTTAGAAACAATTGGCATTCGATACCCATTCTTCTTTTCCGGCAGTGTGTTATATGTGGTTTCATAATCGATAACGGTACCACTTTTATAACCTCTTACAATCATTCATTAATCTCCTTCCTGTGTATAAACGGAGGCAGAAAGAGTATACAGCGACCCGATGAGAGGGCGGGCCGAATCCATATCTCCCGCTTTCTGCTTAATAATTAAATCTAAAATCTGAGTAGAAGCACTTATCATTCCAGACTCCTCTTTTATGGATAACAGGACTTTATCAACCTTTGCTTCAAGTGCGGTCAGTTTTTCATATCCCTTAGCCAAATTGGGTGAATCGTCACGTGTCCAGCATTCCAGATAACAGGTAATGGAACAGGGAGTAAACGATGCCCCCTGTTCATCCTGCGCTTCCTGCCCACGATAAAGCACAATACAATCCTTGTCTTTCAGTGGGAGCACACGTGGGTCATGCAGCCCAAGAACAACATAGAGCCCAGAATCCGCTTTCTGCAATTTATCCGCTATATACTGCAGAAGTTCAAGCCATACCATAGGTATTACCCCCTAGCCAGTGAAACACAGCGATATCCGGACTTTTCAGAAACCGTTACCCCAAAAAAGGCCTCTGGCGTTGTGAGCTTGGTTTCAAGCCGGCGGAGCTCTTCACTGTACATCTCCGCCTTCTTAGCGTAAGCATCACTATCCTTATCACCAAAAGCAGGTCCTGCGCTGTAGCTTTTTGTCGTCGCGGTACTCCACAGCGAATATACAGTCAGATACCTTTTCACAAGATAAGTCAGCTGTACATCTTCCTCATCTATTCCCAGAGTATTCGCCATCAGATAAAGGGAATCATATGCCTCTTTAACCGCATTCTCTGTGACAACAGGTCCCAGAAGCTCATCAGAAGCCCTTAAATCCTCAGCCTTTATAAGATTAGAGTCCATTTGTCACCTCCTCCAGTGCAAGGGTTATATACCTGTCAAAAATCCGCTCAATTTCTTCATCCATAGCATCGAGGGCATTATAGAGGAATGGGTCTCCCCTATATCCCGGATGGTGTACCTTACCGGCAAATACAAAGTCAGAACCAGCTGTCCATCGGAGGGACTGCCTGTTTTTTGGCCGGATGATATGCGGCGGGGTTCCCTCGTGTACAAACGGCCCGTAAGAGGCGCGCCTTGTATTAAGGAACACACGGCCTGTCATTCCTCCATGAAGAAATGTGGTGTCTACGGACTGCTCGAGCGCAGACGTATGCGAGCGGAATTCATGATGCTCTGCCGCATAGTCCTGTACAGCATTAGCTGATTCCTTTACAGCCTGTCTCAATCTTATTCTGAAGATATTCACCGCATTCATTCTGATTCCTTCTTTACTTCGCTTTCGCTCTTCGCTTCATTCAATCTCGTCAGTACAGACTTAGAAACGGTATACCCATGCTCCGCAAACCAGAGAAGCAAACGAGCGTCAGAAGTTTCTCCGACGCCGTTCACAAACCCTACGGAGGCACTGGTTCCTGTATAGTTCTTTACCGGTGCATATACTTTAGCCATATTTACCTCCTATAAATTAATTACTTTACCTTAATCTTGCGCAGAACACCTGCAGCCTTAGTAGCCTTCAATGCAATGGCAGCCAGCATTTCTACTTCCCCAGTCTTTACTGCTCCGGAAGTAGAGAAATCAGGAAGCCATGTGCGAATCAGCTGAGTGCCGCCCTGAGTGGTTACACCGTGAAGGCCGTCCATTCCAAGACGCACGACATAAATAGAGGTAGTACCTGCTTCAGAAGCAATCGGAACTACTGGATCATTAGTCCCCGCCTTTGTGCCAAGGTTAACCAGAGGAATGCCATTATAGGATTCCACCTGACGGCCAAACTGGTCCATAGTCATCTGATAAGCAGAAGAACGACGGGCAACCGCTCTGAACTTAGCCAGTGCGGTAGCGTTCATCAGCAGTCCGGACGGAATACCATCCAGATTAGCCAGGAACAAATCCACCTGGTCAAGGAAGGCCTTGTAGTTGGTATCAATGGCTGTAGAATCAGACAGGTCAATAGCAGACACCGGAGTTACTTCTGTGGAAGAACCAGTAAGTGCCTTTTCCAAACCATCAAACGCAGCATCATTGACCCCCTTATCACCGTTGATAACGGTGTCATTGAACAGCGCAGATGCAGCCTTAATCTTCTGCTGCATCTGAAGGGTTACCTGGTCAGCGAGTCCGTTCATCCCTGCCAACACACGGTCAATAGCGAAAGCGCCACCAAATACGGCAAGGTCAACGCTAAAACGCTTGGTTGCCACTTCCTGTGCCGTGTATTCCGCATTAATCTTACGGAAGCCTGCAGTCGGCTGAGTAACCACACGGTTATAGGAATAAGTCAGAGTAGACCCACCACCTACGGGGGATACGGCATCCGCAAACTGCATATGCTGCATAAGCCAGTTAGACTTCTGAAATTCATCAATGACGCCAGTCTGTACGGCGTCTGTAGTAAGTGCCTTTGCTGCTTCAAGTGTAAGTGCCATAATGTAAATCTCCTTTGTTTTTATGAATTAAGACTGTTATTAATTGCGTCAGCAAGAGAAACGGCTTTACCTGTGGTCCCGCTTCCTGCAGCAGAGTTAGGAGCACCGCTTCCGGTGTTCTGTGTGTTCTTGACTGCCCATGCGTTACCTTTCAGCCATCCGCCAACGCCTTCGGCAACGGATACCGCTTTGCCATCGGCCATAGTGAATTCATATGTGCCATCATCCTTAGCATGGATATTTCCAACAAGAATCTTTGCCACTTCAGCAGGAGCTGCCGCATTTCCTTTGGTAAGTTCAGCAACTGTCTTATTAAAGATGTCCGCTTCTACTCGTTTCGTTTCTGCCTCAACTCTCGCCTTTTCACTGGCTTCATATTTCTTAGTCAGATCGTCCAGCTGTTTCTGAATGCGTTCTGTGGCCGTCTGGGCCCCTGTCCCTTTGGCCTTAAGTTCTTCAATAGTGGCATTCAGTTCATTAATCTTCGCCTCAGCTTTAGTTTCTGCTTCATTCTTTTCCGTGCGGAACTTTGCCGCTTCCGAATTCACCTTGCTGATTTCCGCCTTAATTGTAGAAACATAGGTTTCCCCGTTTTCTACTTTGGATAATGCCTCATAGAGTTCTGCCATGTTCATAAATTTCTACCTCCTGTGTAGAATATCCGCAGGTCCTGCCTGCTACTAATGCACTAAAAAAGACCGTTCTTTAACGTCTGCGGTCTGTATCAGTTCCTGCCTGATACAAAAGACAATACAAAAGCACCCACATTTGTGAGTGCTAAATCATTCAACAATATACTTTTTTAACTGAGGATAATCGGTAGACATCTGTGTGAGAAAATAATTACAAGCATCACTTTCTCTGCTAAACTCCTTTGACTCAATTAACTTTCCTCTTTCTTCTACCTTGAATTGGAATCGGTTGTTATCATTTAAAAGATAAAAAACCACATCAATGAACCCACCTTCTGCTTTTGAAAAAGCATAATCATATTTGTATACTTTTTCTTTCGCAAGAATTCGTTTCAGCTCATCAATAGTCATGTTTTTACCTCCTTTATTTTTCCCGTTTGCAATAACGTTTCTACAGAACACGGCAGCCTATATTGAATACCCAGTCCTCGTTTTCCAAACCACGGAGCGATTGTTGATTTTTCTACAGAATCAATATCACGAATTACTTCGTATTCATGATATTGTGCTAAATCTGTACTATTAGGCATAGCACGTTCTTCTAATGTTGTGCCTAAAGGAGAAACATACCGCCCTTTCGTTTTGCCATATCTGGTTAGAATTTCTTGCCCCTTTTTCAATAATATCAATTCGGGGTGTCCTATCCCGCCATTATTTGGTGGCCATATAGGTTTCCCATCGTCTGAATAAAACCGTTTTTCGCCGTCCTTCTCTACACCTATAGTATATGGTTGATTTTGTTCCTTAGCAAGTTTTGCTATAAATTCATCCGATGGAGGGGCAAGATTGTATTTCATTTTATCTTCCAGCGTGTTAACGCCTTCCACAATTCTCCCATCCATATACTCCTCATCGTATCCTCTGGCTATTGTTCTCCAATCTTCAACCTTGCACAATTCAAAGGACTCTGCTCCCTTAACCCCAAGTATCTTCTTCCGAGTTTCTGCACTTACTTTTTTCAGATAATCCATTCCACCTTTATTTACCCTATCCTCGGCGTGTTCTGTCTGAAGTAATTCTGAACCTGTCATAACAGGCCTAAGCCTGCACATACAGTTCGGATGAGCCGGCAGTACTGGAACCTTATCCTTTGGAAATATCCCCGGGCCCATTCCATATAGATCCGCATGGGCATACAGGTCACATATATCCGTCACCGGATGAGCTGTAGATAATTTCCATTGGAAAGCAACACAGTCGGTATCTTCTGCCCATCTTCGAAAAACTCCGGCATTCCATGCCCGGGAAGTCTCAGTTCTGGCTATTCGTTCAGCAAAGTATCGTGTTTTTTCATAAGCGGCAACACGTATCGCCTTGTTGATTTTAGCCTCATCCAGCGAATCAATAGCTTTCACCAGTTGTTTGTATGCTGCTTTCATGCCTGGCTTGTTTACTCGCTTAAGATGATTCCTTACCTTGGAAAGTGCCAGCCTATATAATTTAGAATCTGTGTCCTTTTTAAGTTTTGCAATGGCAATCAATTCCGCCATACATTTAGGAATATCCTGCGTAGGGATAACGCCTCCGACAGTATATCCGTTAAAGATATCAAGGGATAAGTCCTTTAACCTTTTCCCTTGCTTTATAGCATCCTGAATTGCCTTGGCCGTCATATCCTGTACCATTTCTCCGCCTTTTGTTGTTCTTTCCGACAGAGTAAGGTCATCCTTCGCCCAAGCCATTCGGGTTGCCCGTCTGGCCTCATGCAGTGTAATAGCCCCCGCAGAAGCTTTAATCATAGTAGTAGCCAAATTCCCCTGTATTTCGTCCTGCATGATCTTCATAACTGGGAAATCATCATAAGCCTTTTCTACAGCTTGCTGTGGTGTATTTCCCCGTTTAAGGTATTCCTGTATGGCTGCCTCAAACTGTAGTGCCGCCTTCTGGGCCTTCGTTAACCGCATCTACTGGCTCATTCCCTTCTGCACCATACACATTGTCCCTGACTGCCTGATTAGCCACATCCTCTACTTCGTTAACAATAGCATCGTAAGTTTCTGGCTCAAGATTTGGCATGTATGCTTCCAACACCTTCTTTAGCACTTCCCTCTTATAAGTCGGGGTATCAAAGCCAAGTTCGAGTGCAGTCTGTGCTTCTGCCAGGCTGTCCGCTACATCGTTAATTCTGAAGTCTTTCGGATACTCGCAGTGATAATCTATAGAATCCCCAGACCAGAGTTCATAGAGAGCCACAATGGCCGCATCTGCCTTTTCACACCTTGCAGAAAATCCCGCAAGCCTGCGATTAGTGGTTTCGAAATCCCACTGCTTGGCTACACCGGATTTAGACTGGTCAGTCTGTAAGCCGATAACGGAATTAAGCCCGGACATCCTGAACATTTCCTGAATCGTCCTGTCCATTTGAGAAGTCAACATTTCAGCAGGAGCCGCAGCCGGACTGATGAACGCCGGTGTATGATTCGATTCCGGTGGATATGTCAGCACGTTGTTTGTCCCAACCGTAATATCAGATGATCCGGTATCCGGCATGGTCAGAATATTAAATGCCTGGTCTCGCAGAATCTGTGTATGCCACGAGCATAATTGAAACAGGAAATAATTAGCCTGCGCTACAGAAAGAAATTCAGAAGGCGGTTTGATAACTGTAAGTTTGGTATTTCTGGCTCTCCACTGTACTACTGGTACCCTGCCTAAATTATGAGCTCCGCTTATGGTATTACCGTTAGTACTTATTGCCCATTCGTCAGGAGTCCATATATAGGTAATTTCTTCTGAACGATTCCTTCCCGTCTGAATAGTTTCTGTATAAGAAAAACTGGACAAACGCCCAAAAACATCTATTGTCCAGTCTTTTATCATGTCTGGTGTTACAAGCTTTAAGAAAGGGAGCTGTCTATTACTGAGTGCATCCTCTAAGCTGTCAGCCATCACATTACTGTTATCTACTACAACATAAGCCACGCCATACAATTTCGCCGCCAATGCCGCATCCTTGCAGAAATCCTGATATGCCGTACCTGCCCTGTCGCAGTCGTTTAAAAAGCTGTCAAACATTTCTGAGCCTTTATACTCCCTGCGGATTTCATCCTTATAAATCGGGTCTACATAGGCATTGATGATAGGACCTGTATAATTCCAGTAATATGCCAGCGCCTGACGATCCCTGAAGTTCTCCATGGATTCCCGGGGATGTCTGCGAAGGCCTGCCCCGTGCTCAAACAATCCAACACCATAGTAGGCATCTTGAAGGAGCCTATACCTGTCAAACGACGGATTAAACGTCCTGAGCGCCCTATCCCTTGCCTCACGCTCTTTCAACGTTTCAGCAGTTGCTTTAGTAATATCTGCCATTCTTTCACCTCAAATCAATACAAATTAGACCGCGCGGCCTTAACCCGTCCATGCGCCGGCATCAGGTCCTCACATCCATACCGAACCGCATCTATCGCATGGTTATTTTTGTCCGGATAGGCGGAAATGTATTCGCCGTCCTTGGTCTGTTCGTATTCGTAACTTACAAATTCTTTATAAGCGTGCGGGCATCTTCGCTTATCTATCACGATAGCATCCAAACTCTGAAGCCATTTAATGCCGTAGTCCACACTGTCTGGAAATTTCCGTGCTCCGTAGACGTTAAGCCCATAATCCCGCATCTCCCGTATGGATTTAGGTTCTGCAGAGTCAGCGCGGATAATACTTCCCTCAGTAATCTTTGCCTGTATCTTTCTGGCTGCCGCCGCATTTACCAGCTTTTGCTGATAAATCTCATCAAATATGTACAGCCGTTCATGCTTTCTGTCGTAGTGCATCGCCACAAAGGCTAATGGGTCGATAGCAAAGCCAAAATCGAGGCCATAGCGCCGGCGGTCGAACTGGTTTAAATCGTCATCGGTAAATGTCTGTGCCTGTACGTTTTCGAACACACCTCCGCCGGTTCCGGTAATCTCCCCCAGATATTCATGACGGTATGCCGTCTCATTCCTGGCTTTCAGCTTTTCTGCATCTTCAAAGAACTGCGGGCCTAACCAGTCATAGGGGACAGAGCGGTAATCTGAATGATGGAAAAGCCGGTCTGTTTCATCGTTCAGCATTTCCGCATTTACCCAGTTATCCCGGCTCTTAGGCGGATTGTAGGAAGAAAAACACCAGAACACCGGACCGCCACGGAGCAATGACTGGTTCACGTTTCGTATTTCTTCCATGCCAGAAAACTGGTCCAATTCTTCCTGCCAGACTATGCCTACATACCCATGAGGCATTTTTAATGACTTCAGCTTGCTCTTATCGTCGACGCCCAGAAAGATAATCTTTTGCCCGGTCTGTTTATGGACCATCTCCAATGGATTGACTTTCTTCTTCCAAAGGTGGGATATGTGCAGTACATCCATAGCCCATTCCATCTGCTGATACACGGAATTTCGAAGGGTATTCCCCACTTTTCTGAGTATCACTGCATTACATTCCGGGTGCTGAATCAGAAGCATGCATATTTCAATGGATATGTAAGAGGATTTCGTAGATCCACGGCCTCCGCCTAACACATAATAAGTATGACCGTGCTTCTTTACATCCTGATGTACCTGCCAAAAAGGCTTAGCTATGATATTACTCAGCCGTATCCGTGTCGTCGACAATCTGCACACCTCCAGTCTCTTCTGTCGTATCTTCCGGCTCCGTCAGTCCCAGTCTCTTGGCGAGCCCTTCGGCGGCCTTCAGTCGGTCTCTTACCCCGACATGCTTTTCTACAATCTTTGTCTGACTTACGCCGTCTCCCAGAAAATCAGATACAACGACTTCTTCCTTAACCTCTCCGCGCATGGTAGACGTAAGAAACTCCATCACTTCTTTCGCTGTTGCCACACGCTTTGACTCCAGTTCCTTCAGGCGGGCGGCAATGGCTTTTCTTATATAAGGTTTTCTAAGGTTTTCCTGCCCTATCACGGCAGCGGTTCGCTTACTGTAGCCTGCCCTTATAGCAGACTCAGTAGCATTCCCGGTTTCAACATAAAAATCTACAAACTTTTCCTGCTTTACAGTTAGTTTCTTTTCTGCCATGCCCGCCCCCTTTCTACTGGAATCCCTCCTTTCGGGCAATAAAAAAGGACCCCTGTCAAGGTCCTTTTTGTAGAGAGGTCTTCACTCATCCCCGCATTTCCACACTACCATTTTAACACATTTGAAATTATCATTTACTATCATCTTTCAGATTCTTCAAAAATATCCCCAAGGACACGCCTGACAGGAACGCGGTCACATAAATAATCAATCCTTCGCCTGGCATGAGAATGCACAATACACCTCATCTTTCTCCCATCCGGTGTACGGATGAAATAAACACCCGCACACAATGCACTTCTTTACCACATTCTGATTATGCCCCGGTTCTCCATGCCATAAGGGGATTCCGTGTACCTCCGGATTATAATCCACTACTACCGGATTCTTCAGCTTTTTGGACCATGCCTTATTCTCTTTTCCGTATTTTGCCAGGGCCTTGCGTCTCGCTTTAGACAATCTTTCCTTTTGCACAGCCTTTCGTTTTCGCCTGACTTCTGCCGAAAATCGGAAAATAACCCGCTGTACCTTCGTCGTCGATAAGTTTATCCCGAATTCATCTTTTAATACTCTGGATATTTTATACTCCGGCACGGCGCGGTCGCTATACAGCTCCTCTATAACCCGCCGTTCCTCATCCGTGGCATCGTTAAGCTTCTGCAATATAATCCCCCGTCCTTTCCCGCAATGCGTTCAGAGCCTCGCCGTGAAGCCGGTAGACGTGTGGAAGGGAATAGCCGATAATGCTGGCCACCTCCGGCCAGGTATGCGCATTGATATAATACTCAGTCAGCACGGCGCACATCTTAGCATCCCCAAGCTTATCAATCTGCCGGAGGGCCTCGCACCGGTCGTGCATCAGCCGTATGGATACGGTCAGAATACAGGAAGCAAGTTGAGAACTCTCCGCATACATCTGGAGAATCTTATTCGATAAATCCCCCATCTCTCCGCCTGAAACCCGGGGGCTGTCATAGGCCGTCCCTTTTGGCCCTGCCACTTCCGTAATAAGACATTTCTGCGCCTGATGAAGCGCCGCCAGGTACAGCGCCTGGCCCCGTACTCGCCTGAAAAAGTCCTTAACCTTCATTTCCTGTACCCCACGCTTCATTCACGCTATATATGAATTCTTCGATACACTCCAGAAGGCTACGGAAATTAATGGCCTTAGGCCACGCGGCATACAGCTCTTCCCCAGTCAATGCGTTGCCGTCATCATCGGCCTCAAAGATCATAACCTCCGGCATCATCCGGTCAAGCACAAAGCACAAATCCGCCATGTAAAAGGTCTTGCCAATGGTGAAGTAGCCCCTGATAGTGTCGCCCCAGTCCCGTACGGTCACAATATAGGTTTTATCCTCAATCTTCATTTCCAGTTCTTCCGCCTTTACCTTTATCTGCATCGCTTATCCTCCGTCTGACTCCTGTACACTTCGCCCGTTCTGACATTCTGAATGACAATATCCGATCGCAGCCGATACCCGGCTATACGGATTATCTTTCGAATGGTGGCTATGACCCTGAAGGCCGCCACCGCCCTTTTCTTTTCTGCGGCTTCTTTCGCCTCTTTCCTGAATTTCCCCCACACCCTTTCAAATGTAGGGTCCTGATGATAATAGACCGTCCTCAGCATCCCTTTAGCCATGCATATTCTCCTTCAGCATCCGGACGGCCTCCATCATAGCGGCCTGCCCTTCTGCCTTACTCCTGATGGCCTTCATGACCTGCTCATCGATGGTCCCTCTGGCTATCAGATGATGTATGATTACCTGGTGTTTCTGCCCCTGTCTCTTAAGCCGGGCATTCGCCTGCTGATACTGCTCAAGGCTCCACGTCAGCCCGAACCATACTATCGTGCTCCCACCATCCTGAAGATTGAGCCCATAGCCCGCGCTTGCCGGATGGGCCAGAAGCAAGGGGATTTCTCCCCGGTTCCACGCGTCCACATCCTCTGCGCTGTCCAATGTGCGGGCTTCCGGAAACTTCTTCCGGATTCTTTCCAGATCGGACTTATAGCTATAAAACACCAGAAGGGGCTTATTGGCCTCATAAATTTCCTCCAGGGCTTCCAGTTTGGCATCGTGAATTTCCGTATACTGCCCGTCCTTATCGTATATAGCCCCGTTGGCCATCTGCAGGAGCTTATTGGACACGGCGGCAGCAGACAGGGCCGTGATTTCCTCATCGCCCAAAGACAACACCTGCTCCTTCAGCATCTGCATGTAGTTCCTTTTCGCCTTTTCCGGAAGCTGTACGTAGATGAAGTTATCTTCTGCCGGTATTTCCCTGTATCCATCCTTAAGAGTAAAGCAGATATCCCGGATCTTATCGTATATGGCCTTCTCGCAGTCCTTATTCCGGCACTTATACGAATACACAATGCCCTGATACTGCTTTTCCGGCACAAAATAGGTCCGCCGGTATGCCGTTATGGTCTTTCCGAGCCGCTGCCCACCGTCCAGAAGATAGACCTGCGCCCAGAGATCCATCAGCGTGTTAGGCCTCGGCGTCCCGGTAAGGATAATCCGCTTCTTAAAGCGCCCAAGACACTTCCTCAACGCCTTGAACCGCACTGCCTGATGATTCTTAAAGGACGTGCTTTCATCCACCACCAGGGCATCAAAGGGGAGCCGGTACTTATACAGCTCGCAGAGCCATTTCACATTTTCCCGGTTGATCACATAGATATCCGCATCCGCTTCCAATGCCATCCGTCTTTCCTTCGGTGTGCCCATGACGGTCGAGAACCTCAGGTCTCTGAAGTCATCCCATTTACGGCCTTCCGCCTGCCAGGTATCTTCCGCCACCTTCTTAGGGGCAATCACAAGCACCCTGGAAATGGAAACGTAGTCATACAGAAGGTCTTTCAGCGCCATCAATGTAGTGGCCGTCTTCCCCTGCCCCATCTGCAGAAAGGCCCCTACCGCCGGAAGCTCTATCATCTTCCTTGCTATTTCCTTCTGATATGCGTGCGGTACGAATTCCATCTTCTACCTCCTTAATCAGCCGATCCAGATACCACCGGGCCTTCCTCAGGTCCTCCGTCCCATTCTTCCGCTTCCACCGCCAAAGGTATTTGATGGCGTTGGCCGTACATACGGCCTCAATCCCCATAAGCCCTACCGTAGCGGCCTTAATGGCCTCAATGCATTCAATGCCTCCCTGGCAGTAGTGTGACGGATGATTAATGTTATTTCTCATAAGTCCTCCATTTGCTTCGCAGACAGTTAATGTATGCCCTTACTTGTCAGCGGAATATGCAGGCCATAGCAGCACAGGAAAACAGAGGTGATGGCATCGATAAACCTTACTTGCGCCGCTTCATCGTCCTTCAAAGATTTTTCTTCCGCATGTCTAAGCTCACAAGCCGCCTGCGAAAGTCTCGCCCCCGCCTCATCTAACTTCTCAAGCCATTTTTTACTATCCATCGTATAAATCCCTCCACACTTTTCCTGTTATCCATCACAACCACCCGACACCCCAGATGATAAAGCCTTCTAAGTACCACTCTCTGCACCGGTCTTGGCTTTTCAAAAGGGCGCTTCAGTTCCACAAAGGCTATCCTGCCATCAGGGCATATCACTATCCTGTCTGGCACTCCTGCCGTCCCCGGGCTTACCCATTTCAGACATTCTCCGCCTGCCTGTTTTATTGATTCTCGTAAATACTTTTCTATATCTTTTTCAAACATTTCTATGTAACCACTTGGTTACATCTCTGCCCCCCCAATCTTATTCGACAGATACTGATACTTAATATTAAATGTAACCAAGTAACCAAAAATCGGCCAACATTTATATATGGCGTTTTATATCCACATATAGCCCTATATACCCTCTATATCTCTAAAATATAAATTTTAAGGATATTTTGGTTACTTGGTTACACTAGTCCAATAAACCCCGACAAACACTGGCTAAACTGGTGTAACCAAAATGTGACCAAAATGTAACCAAACCATTTTTGGTTACATTTTTCCTGAAAAATCAATGTAACCAAATTGGCCTGTCCAAAAATTTTGGTTACACCCGGATATAGGCCTTTTGGACCCCATAAAGATTCCCAAATCGGAGAGCCCCGCGCCCATTCTTGTAGGGCTCCCAACCCTTAATCCGGTGCATAATGGCGTTGAGTTCCCGGGAATTGGCTGACGTAAATTTGTCCTTCCGGTTTCCCAGGGCCTCCACCCAGATCTGGAGTACACAGACCTTATCCAAGGGCCTGCCTTCCTCCGTCTCCTCTGAATAGCTGTCAAGGTAGGCCTTCCGGTCATACAGGTCCATCTTCTGCCAGCATTCGGGAAACCGCTTTTCCAGATAATCCTCGATAAGCCCCTTCTTTTCGCTGCCCTCGGTCACCGCATCCTGCATCTCTGCGGCCATACTCCGGGCCTCCGCGTCCAGAAGCAAGGTACTATCCTTCTTATATGCGTCCATGGCTTCCGCCCATATCTGGTCGGTCTCCATATCCGCCGCATTCAACGCGCCGTTTCCGTTTACCAGTACCGGAAGGAACCTTCGCCCGCCCGTCCTGTCTCGCAAGAACTCGCTATCGTTGGTCGTGGCAGCAAAGACGCACTGCCGGGGATAGGCCTCCGTCCGCCTTCCATAGGCCTTACGGAACTTGTCCACCTGACGGGTGATAAACGCCTTCAGTGCGTCGTTTTCTGCCTTGCTGGTGGCCTGCATTTCGGCCAGTTCTATAATCCAGCTTCCCTGCAGCTGTTCTAGTGTGTCCTTCGTCCCGATGGATACCAGGGAGTCATTGAACCACTCCCCGCCAAGCTTTGCCAGCAGTGTAGACTTACCTATTCCCTGCGGCCCGGAAAGGATAAGGCAGTAGTCATACTTGACCCCTGGGCGCATGACACGCGCCACGGCGGCCTTGAGAAAGCTTCTGGCCACCGCCCGGGTATAATGACTGTCCTCCGCCCCTAGATAGTCACTGAAAATCGTGTCCATCCGCTTAACCCCGTCCCAGGTCAGCCCCTTAAGATAGTCCCTTACCGGATGAAAAGCGTTGTCCTCCATGACCTGCAAAAGGGCGTCGTCAATAATCTGGCGTCCCTGCAGCTGAAACTTAAGGGAGAGGAAATTCCGAAGCCCCGCATCGTCGCTGTCCGTCCAGACGCTGCTTACCTCCAGTTTCCGCCAGGGAAGGTCCGCCAGTACGGAGGGCCTGTGGGAAAAGCGATTCATGCCAAACTTCTTTTTAAGCCTCGGGTCATAGGACAGGATAAGGATCGCGTTTTCAGCCACAGGCTTCGTCTTTCCGTTCCGGTCACGCTGAATCCTCCCCATCCAGTCGAAATCCTTGGGGTCATAAATCAGGCTGTCCTGCATGGAGTCAATCGCTGATTTTCCAAGCTCTATCCGTGTAGCCTTATCCCCTGCCGCAAACTCCTGCATAGCCTTAAAGGAAGGGCGCTTCCCTATAGGCGTATCGTCCTCGCAGTCATCATCCAGCGAGCCGAACTTATGCACCCGCACCAGGTCGAAGGCGTTGCAGTCCATGCCGGAGGCCGGATCTGTCGCATGGTGGGAATAAGCGAACTTCCCATCATAGGTCACCAGCCCGCCGGACGTGGAGCCCTTGCGGTAGGTATACCGCCCCTCCATGCCGTCCACCGGCGTATATACATCAGAGAGAAACGTCTCTATGGCGTCCTCTATGGTGTGCGCCCGGCAGAAGGCCCCGATAATCCCTTTCTTTGTGGTCGGATCCTGCTGCTTCTTTCCACCATGGATAAGGGCGATTTCACTTCGAGCCATAGGCCATGTGCTGGCATCCTTCCAGTTGTCATACCGCGCCAGTACCTCATCAGGGCTAAGGAATGCCCCCTGCCTTGCGTCCATGGCATACTCTCCGTCCCGCGGGCAGCTCGGCCAGTACATCAGCCGGCTAGGTTCAAAGGTCGTCGGGTCAAAGCTGTCCATGCCTATATCTTTGGCAATTCGACGTGCCATCGCCTCATAGGCCTCAGGCTCAACCCTCTGGGATAGGGGTACTACCAGACGGTACCTCGGGGCCTCTTTTCGGCTGGAATGCGTCGTATACCAGGCATAGGCATAGGCGCCCAGTATCTTCTTTACATCGTCTAAGAACGTGTCAGAAGGACTGTCAGCGTCAAGTGTCACGGCCTGCCGGTATACCACGGAATCCTTCTTACGCCGTCCCTCCCGCAGATAGCCGAACACATAGCCGCCAACGTCCTTTGCACTGTCCCTTCTGGCTTTGGAAAACTTCCGGTATTCGGCCACCGTCTCCGCAGTCCTTATCGGTTCCCTGAGCCGCTGGCAGAAGTCTTCCCATGTAGCCTCTGTGTTCTTCCACGTCTTAGCCAGTTTGCTTTGTGCTATCGCAATCGTAAACATAATCAATCCTTCTTATAAAATGCCGACTCAAAGCCGTCCGCGTTGGTGATGAGCCCCTTGTTCCATGACGTGTTCTGTGTCATGATACGCACTACGTCAGCAAGGGAGCCGAAGCCCTCCGGCGCCTCGATAATCACTTCATCGTGCACGTGGAGACAGATCTTGTATCCGGCCTCCGTCAGCCTCCGCATGGCGTCCGCCAGGCAGTCACGGGCCACCGCCTGCACGATATTTTCCACCAGCTTCCCGCCATAGGTCTCAAGCCTTCCCCAGCCTCCGCTTACCTGCTGCATACCCATGTAGGTAATGGACTCACTGCCGAAGCGGTTCATCCCTATGGCCGGCTTGCAGTACACCAGATGCCGGCCGGAAGGAAGCTCGATGAACAGGGCCCCGTGGTCTGCATGAAATACCAGGTTCCCCTGTCGTATCCGCTTAGGGATTCCAGTCTTAATCGTCTCTTTGGCTGCCCAGTCGACGGCATACCAGAAATCGATGATGTGGGGCGACTTTAACCGCCACTTAAATACAATTTCTGCCATTTCTTCATCCGTAAGTCCCATCTTATCGGCTCCCATAGCCTTGAGCGCTCCCACGCTACCGCCATAGCCTAACGCCAGTTCAGCCACCTTGCCCTTCTGCCGGAGGTGTCCGTTGATACCGTGCTTAACCACCGGCACGCCGAACATCTGGGAAGCGGAAGCGCAGTAGATATCGCCGTTATGGGCAAATACCTCCTGTCTCCACTTCTCCCCGGCAAGCCAGGCGATTACCCGGGCCTCTATGGCGGAGTAGTCGGCTACGATGAACCGCTTACCCCTGCCGGCCACGAGCGCCGTACGTATAAGCTGGCTTAAAGTGTCTGAAACATTGTCAAAAATTAGTTCTAACGCGTCCAGATTGCCGGCCTTGACCAATTGACGGGCAAGCAATAAATCGGGCTCCGGCATGCTGTTTCTTGGTAGATTATGGAGTTGTACGATACGCCCTGCCCATCGCCCGGTGCGCATGGCCCCGTAAAACTGGAACATGCCGTGGATGCGCCCTTCACCGGTGCAAGCCTCCTGCATAGCAATGAACTTCTTAACGGAGGTCTTTCCCAGCCGCTGCCGGATTTTCAGGACTTTCCTTACCTCTTCCGGCAGGTCCTTAGCCAGAAGAGCTGCCACCGTCTTCTTATCCAGGCTCTCCAGATCCTGCCCGGTCTTCGACTCCAACCAGCCTTTCAGCTGGGCCACGGAGTTGGGGTTGGAAAGCCCTGTAAGCCATCTGGCCTCATCCATCAGTTCCGCCTTATACTCGTGTTCAATGGTTATGGCATTAGCCACCAGTTCCTTATCGATTTCCGCCCCGTTGCGGTTAATCCGCTGATCCACAAGCCAGTAGGTGTGTTCCAGCGGGGTAGGCTTAAAGGGCAATAGCCTTTTACGGATTGCCCTTTCTACCACCACGTCCTGCACGTTATAGGATTTGTATTCTTCCCATTTTTCGGGAGCGTCTGCCGGAAGGTTTCGCGTCCTTCCGCCATTGGCCTTGGTCGGCTTACAGGGAGAAGAGAAGTACCGGATAAGGGCCTTGCCCCGGGTATCCTTCTGCTCCGTAAGGCCTAAGGCCTTCGCTACGCCGGAAAGCGAACAGGGAAGGGAATTGTATAGCGCCAGTACGGATGTGCATTCCCATTGTTCACTGGGTAAATCGGGGAAAAACTTACGCAGACACGTGATTTCAAAATTCGCATTGAATGCGGTCTTAGTAACTTCCGGATCATACAGCGCCTTAACGATTTCCTCCGGAAGTTTTTGTGTAGTGAGGTCTATACACTTCACCGGTTCCTCATCAAAGGCATATCCGAACAGCAGAATCTCAAAATCCGGCGCGTCTACGTACTTGTACACCCCGTAGCGGATATCGTTAGAACTGTAGGTTTCTATATCGATACCCAGTGTCCTCATAACAGGTCATCCACTCCGTCACCCAGAAGGTCATCGCTGAAATCTTCAGCCGTGACACGACTCCCGCCCAGCGGAGCGCCGTCCGCCAGTTTACGGATAGCGCTTAAGCCTACGCCGATACCCTTACGGCCGTTGAAGTTGTACGGATAAAGGGAAATGACGGCCTGTGCATAGCACCCGCTGTATACTTCTGCCGGGTCCACAATTTCATTTCTATCTCTGTCCACCACCAATGGCGGGTGGTCTTCACTGGCCTTGGCGTTAAGGTAGAAGCACCCCGGGTATCCAGCCATATCCGGCTTTTCATCCCCGTCACGAAGCGGAAGGTCAAGCCCCTGCATCTTACCGCCCATCTTGGCCTTGGTTTCCGGGTCATCAAGAATCTGCTTAAATGCCGTCTTAAGGCGGTTCAGTGTCTTGGTATCCTTCTTATCGATAAGAAGGGCAGCGGAATACTTAGGGCGCCCCTGCAGATCTGGCTTGGCTTCAAAAACGTGTACATAGCTGAGTCTTACTTTTCCTGTTGTGAATTTCATAATTAGTTCTCCTCTTCAATTAATTTGTCATCAAAAACGGTAATTTCTTTTCGGCGGTCGGATTGTGGGACCAGTGTCGGCTTGCCTTCCGGCTTTTCAATCACGCCCTTAAGCAGTTCAGCCAGATTCTTCTTCCCTACCAGCTTTTCTAGGGCGGTCAGTGTCTTAAGCTCCTGCGGCTTGTACACATCGGTATAGC